TCAGCCGTCGCCTTGGCCTGCGCCAGAGTCATGTGCGCGTCAGCCTTGGTCTTGTTGGCCTCGGCGTTCATCGTATCGGCGGCGGAATCCTGCGGCGGTCCAACTTCGCCGCCCCCAGCCAAGCCGTTCTGCGTCTCGGCGCTGACCGATGCGGCTTGCGCCTTGTCTTTCTCGGCCGCCGCTTGCGCCTTGAGCATCGCCGCTTGCGCCATCGTCGTCTTGGCCTGCGTTTCGGCCTGCTGCTTCAACAACTCAGGCGGCGGCGCGGCCTGTGCAGCCGGCGGCGCCATGAACTGTTGCGGGTTGCTGAAGCCGAGCGCGTTCAACGCCGCCATGTCAATGGCGATAGGGTCATACATTGACGGGTTGGCCTGCTGCAACTGTTTCAACGCCATGATCTTCATGACGCGCTGGCCATAAGAAGCGGTGTTCGGGTCGGCCTGCGGCGTCAGTTCATTGGCGTTGATCGCGGCGAGGAACGTCTGCTCGTCCCATTGCGTGGCCGGCTTCTTGTTCTTCTGCCAAAACGCCTCGGGGTTCTCGCGGAAACAGCGGACCAGCAGCCGGAACTCCTGCGCCTGCGCCGAGTGCATGCGCTTGTGGACCGAGTTGAGCACCTTCGTCGCCTGCTCGATCAGCGCCAGGACAGTGCCGACCGGGACGTCAGCGCGGCCCTCGCCAACCGGCATTTCAGCCGTGCCGCCGACGCGCTGGCCGGTCTGCACCATATTGTCGACGAGCGTCATAAGCGAAGCGCTCGGCGGCTGGTACGGCAGCGGCATGATCGCCTGGTTGATTGGCAAGCCGCCAGTCTTTACCAGCGCGCCGCCACCCGGCGGAACGCGGAAAATATTCGTGTTTTGCCGCGCGCCAGTGTCCGCCATGAGGAAGCCTGGAAAGTTGCTAAACATTCCAGCATCGAGCAACTCGCGCCAAGCAGCAGTAACAGCATTAGTAGTGTTCCCAAGAATATTAAGAAGGCCGATATCGTAAAAGCCAAGACCGGGAACAAAAGTATACTTAACAAAGGTTTCGCGGGCTTCAGGAAGTTTCTTAGTGTCTTCATCGTAGTTCCTCACGATAGAGAGAACTTGCTTGGTCGACACGTCGATAGTGACGCGGTAGGGGATTTCCAGCCCTGAGATTTTGCCGCGGTGCTTGTGCTCGTGGCCCTTCAGATCCAGCTCGCAGTAAATCTCGTAGATTTCCCGGTCGCGGTCGTCCGGGCGCATCGTGCCGGGCGTCAAGCCTTGCTGCGCCTTGGCCGCTTCCTGAACGGCGTCGGTCTTGGGCTGCATCGGCGTCGACAGGTCAATGTCGCGATATGCGCCAAGGATTTGCAGCCTCTTGACCGTTGACGGCCGCATCATGGAGCGGTGTGTGATACGCTTGGCGTTGGCGAGGTCGGTACACTCGTTGTTGACGATCAGGTCGTTAGCGTCGACTGACTCCGACACGGGCCTGTTGCGCAGCGGGCAGTTGTAAACCTTCTTGAAGGCGGTCCCACCGAATCCGAGCATGAGCAGCATCTTGTCGGTGTCGGGGTAGTATTCGGTTGCAACAACCGTCAGGTAGTGGTTGAGGTCTTTTTCGAGGAAGTTGGCCTGCTGGTCGGTCGCGATGTCGCCGCCGTTGCCGTCGTCCCGGATTTTGACAGGACCGTCTGTCGGCAGGAACTCGGATCGGGCGTTGGCCTGAAAACGGAGCACCGCCTCCTGCAACAGCGGGTGCCTTACGCGCGACATGCCCTCGACGGGGGCGCCGTCGGCGGCGCCAGAAATGTTCGGCACTTCGATCTTTAGGCCAAGCAGGCGGATGCCTTGCGCGCGTTCCTCGACCCACTCTTGACGGCTCTGCAAGTCGTCCTCGACGCCGCGGACCAGGTCGTCAGCAACACGCGCCATCTCCTGGTCGTCAAGCGTTTCGGCCAGGTTGGCAAACCATCCGGTGTTCACCTCGGGTTGGTCGACCAGTGATTTGCCGTCGATGCTAACCGTAACGGAGCCGTCGCCGTTCTCGATCTTGACTACCGTCCCGGAACTGTCGAGCTGCGGAACGTCGCGGCTATCCTCGCTGTCATGGTTGATGGAAAGGCCCGGGACAACAGCAGGGTCAGCCTCATCATGAACGAGGCGGATGTTAGCGGGGGCGAGGCCAGCCATGATGCGTCCTTGGGCGTGAGCAAAGGTTTGCCGTCACTATACGCCAGCACGCGCGGACGTGCTAGGGCGTGGTTTTCTTTAGCCGGGTGCGCGACTTTGGCAGCGGCGGCTTCCCGCGTACCCAAGATCGTGCCTTTTCTTTCTCAGCACGCCAAAAGGCTTCAGCGTCCCCCAGTAGCCTTTCCTGCTGCTCCCTAAGCTTTCTTCGGAGATCATCCGAAAGCGGCCCAGACTTGCCGTCATAGCCATAGCAAACACTCATCTCAAACTCCCTCTTCGTTAGTGGGCAGCAACGGCGCCTCCATTTCCTCGCGGAACCGGCGCAAGCCCTCCATGGCCGCCTCGCTTTCGGTATCGGCCTCGATATCGTAGAAGCGCGTTTGCCCGAGGTGGTCATCCCATACCTTGACGCGTCGCGTAAGCGATCCCATTACGCTATCGACAATGGCGTGCGCGCGAACCGGGCGTGGTTGTGGTTCAATCATGCTGCTGACCACCCGTTTCGGACGCGCCACAAGACGCGGTAGAGAAGTTTAAGGACGCCGTCCCGCCTGTGATGCCCGTGCACTGTGAAGCGGGCCTCGTATGGCGCCAATCCAAGCTCGGCGCTGCCAGCCGTAGCGACGTTGCAATCATAGCTGGAGTTTGGCGCCAGCCCCGATATGTTGGCGACTGTCATGACCCCGATTGCGAAGGCGCGCGACGCATCGCCGCCCGGGTGCACCTGAATGGTCACGACAATCACCTTAGCGCCCTCAGAACTTGTAGATAAGCGCGGCCAACACGGCGTCGGAATGGCTGCTTACCAGATACGCGTCGCGCCCCATGTCGGTGTAGCGGTACTCGACGCGCCCAATCACATTCGGTGTGAAGCCGTACTCGACGCCAGCGCCGGCCGTCCAGCCCACGCGGTTCTGCAAGAACGTCTGGCCAGCGGGATAGCTGACGTGGATGTCGTTGAAGGCCGCGCCGCCAGCAACGAAGGGCAGGATGTTGCCAATGGCGTAGCCGAGGCGGCCGCGGATATTGGCGTAGTAGTTGGAGCCGGTCGAGACAAGCAGCGGCTGCACCTGGTGCGCGCCCATGACGCCGCCGCCATCAGCTTCGGCGCCCACGACGAGGCTGCCGAATTGATAGTTTCCCCCGACAAGGGCGCCAGCGAGCGCCGCGCCCATCGGCGCGTTGAACGTCTTGCCCTTGGGATCGACGAAGCCCATGCCGCCTTCGAGGCCGGCGTAGAACCCGGTCCAGTTGTACGCGGAACCTGGACCAGAGATGGCCGGAAAGCTCTTGGTCGACGGCAAGTCGGCGGCAAAAGCGGCGGAAGCGGCGGCGCACAAGAGCGCGGCAGCGGCAAAAGCAAATTTCTTCAACATTTGGTGTCCTTTTGTTTGACGTAGATCAATTGGCCCGTGCCTTATGCCACAACTCGCCAGTCGTCGGCCAACATGTCGCGCTGGTCGGGGTTCCAGACCGAAATGCGGCCGTCCGCAGCCTTCATATCGACGTGGGCGCAGTAATCAACTTGCGTGCCCTCCCCGAGAACGGACAGCAGCGGCTCGCGGTTAACCGCAAAGCGCGACCCGGCAACCAGAAATGCAAAAGCGTCCTTGTCGGTCCAGCCGTTGCGGCGCACACGCTGGCCGCGCTTCAGGCAGCGGATGGCGTCGCCAAAGTCCATGCCGTATGCGTTGGAGGCGGGCTCGGGCCGAACAACGCCGGTCTTGTCGACGAACGCTTGGCCAGGTTCAAACGCAGGCGTGAGCGCTTCTTCGATGCTGGGCTTGATATTCGAGCTTTTGTGCGTCGTCTTGGTCATGTCGACTCCTTAACGTAGTTTAAATCAATTGTAATAGCGACCCGCGCATTCTGCCCAACACGATATGGAGGGCTTCCTTCGGTCGCGTCGTCAAAATCCACCTTCCACGTAACACCGCCGTTTGTGAGATTGCACTTAGCTTCCTTGGCAACATACTCCGCGATAAGCCGCTTTAAGTCCGCGTCGCGAACGAGGCAAAAAACTTTTGTCTCGTTTGTGTGCGTCGTCCTCATATCTAAGAGTGGTGGCATTTTAACCCCTTAAGTTGACAGGCGCATACGCTATCATGCGGCTAGGCATCGTACAAGGGCTTTGGTGTTCGGATGTTAGCATAATCCATCGAGTCCGCAAGCTCCGCAAGCCGCTCATCGGCGCGGATTAGCAGACCGGTATCGCGCAAATGTCTGATCGCCTGGCTGGTTGCGTCGACCAAATCGTCATGTTTCGCCTTGGGAAAGCTGGCCACTTGGCGGATAACCTCCTCAGCCCACTTCTTGTCTGGCGCGAAAATCATACCCTCGGAGAACAAGTGCTGCACGCTGTACAGCCGCGCCATCTTGTCTTGAGCGCCGGGGTTAATCAGGTGTACCGCCCACCGCTCATGCCCGTACAGGCGCCGCATCTCCTGCGCCACGCTAATGCCCGACGCCTTGCTTTCGATCAGCAGACGGTCAACCTTCATCG